CTTCGACGACGTCATCCTCCCAGATACTCAGCGAGCGGTAAGAGACGCGCTCTCCTCCGCTGAATTCAGCGCCGAGCCTTCAGCTGTCATCAGCTCGCTCGACGCTGCTCTACGCTCCGCCGAGGGGCGCCAAATTACAGAGGCGAGGACTAGGCTCACCTCGTTTGGTCGAGAGTTAACCGCGGTTGCCGCGGAGGCAGCTGGTCTCGACCACTATCTCTATACCGGGCCTCTTGACGGCATCACGAGAAGCTTTTGTCGCGAGCTCGTCGGGAAAGTGTTCACATCGAGTCAGATCGGCAAAATGAGAAATGACCAGCTCGAGCCGGTATTGACGAGAGGTGGTGGGTATAATTGCCGTCATTCATGGTCCCCGGTCTCTGAGGAGCTGATAGACTCGGCCAACCTCGAGCGCGGGACCGACGCCGAGGTGAGACGAGCAAACGAGAAAGCGAGGCAGGCGAGATGAAGGCAGCGCAGAATAAGGACTACCTCTTCCGATGGTCGGCGCCCTTCCCGCTGAACGGATCGCCGAGCCTCGCCTATGTCCTCCCCGACGGGACCACGCGAGGCCCCTCCTCGATGACGGTCGCTCATGCTGATGTCACCGTCACCGCTCTCGGAGCTGATCGGCGCACGCTGACGCTGAGCGCGAGCGAGAGCGCCGCGTCTCTCGTCGGTGTCGGTCCCGGTCGGGCGTGGCTGATCACCGCGGAGGACGGCTATCTTGGCGTGACGATCCTCCGCGTCGACGGGACCACCGCTATCCTCGGCGATGTCCTCCCGCGTGGTCTAGCGCTCACGACGAGCGCGACGCTCTCTTGGGCGCGATGGGAGGCGACGATACCGGCCGCCGATACGGCGACGCGCGGGATGATCAATACGACGGTCGCGTATGTAACGGCCGAGGCACCCACGAACCGATTCAAGGTCCAGAAGGGAACGGTCGAGGTCGTCCGGCGCCCTTTCGATTCCGGCCTGACGCACTCCTCCCTCGTGTCGGCCATGCCCCAGCTCGCAGACATGGTCCCGCGGCGCCAGCAAGACCTCTCGCCGCAGGTGGAGGCAGCGCTCGAGGAGCTCCGGCTATACGTTCGCGACGACCTCCTTGCTGACCAGACCGAGGATGACATCTTCAACCCGGAGGTTTTCCTCGAGGCGCATCGCTACCTCGCCGCTGCTCGTGTCTATGAGATGGTCGCCCAGCTCGATGTCGCCGAGCGGATGAGGGAGCGCGCGCTCTCGCTCTTCGATAGAGCGATGCGTCAGCTCACCCTCGACACCGACGACGACGGCATCATCGACAGCGATGAGATCAACCTCCGGCGCGCTGGCGGAAAGGTCACTGACGCTCGAGGCACCTTCTCTCTTCCGTCGGTCCAACCGACGCAGCGGGAGAAGGACATCGCTATCGAGTTCCCACGCTGGCGAGGGATGCAACACTAATGGGTGCTCGCGTTCGGGTGAACCTGAGCATCCCCGCGCTATGGAGCGTGCGAGATAGTATGGCAGCCGCCGCCGATACTATAGCGCTGGTCCGTCTCCGGACCTATGCAGGCAAAGACACCCAAGATCGCCCCTTCACCGGCTACTCTGTTAAGCCGATATGGGTCGGCTTTAAAGGGGCTCGTCTTACCCCTAAAGGCGGAAAGAAGACGCCTAAAGGGATGAGGTTCGAGGGAGGATATCGGGAGTATAAGCAGAAGAGCCGCCTCCGGACGACCGGGGGAGCCAACCAGACCGCCGAGGTTGACCTCACCCTCTCCGGCGCGCTCATGAACAATCTCGTGACGACCAAGGCGACCAAGACCAGCTATACCATCGGCCTCTCCTCCGCGGTCCGTCATTATGGATACTTCGTCAATGAGAAGCGCCCTTTCATCGGCTTATCGAAGACCGACCAGCGGAAGTTGACGGATGCCATCGCCGCTCGGATTAGAAAGAAGCTGTCATGAGTCAGGGTATCGCGAGCGCCTTCTCCTTTCTGGTTGATCGCCTCCAGGCGCTCACCCCAAAGACCGACGCGTCGCAGGGCTTCGTATGCGTCGACCCTGCGAACGGTCAAGAGCTACTCACCGACCGGCGCCCTAACACGCTCCGACTCTTCGAGCTCCGCGTCACGACGTTTCCCCATGATGATGGGCAATCGGGAATCACCGGAAGGAAGAGGCTCACCGCGGAACTCCGCGTCCGCTATGACATCCCCCGCGATGTCGGCCTCCTCGAGCGCATCGTCGGAGAGGACAGCTCACAGCTCGTCAACTCGCTCCGCGATCCGGCATACTCTCTCGCGACGACGGGCATCACGTCGCTCATCACCGGCGAGGCCTCAACCGCTCCTATTCTCGATGAGGCGGGGAATCCAGCGGCTCTTCTCCTCGTCGTCCCCTTCGATCTTCTCTACGCGGAGGCGTTCTAATGGCTGTCACTCATCGCTCGCTCTCGGTCGCAGTCGAGAGCTCCTTCGGGTCGCTCGACTCTTCGACCGGCGCTCCTTCTCCTACGGGGCTCAATTTTATCTCTATCCCGTGTGAGCGGGACCCTATCGTCGTTCCAGGCGAGGCGCCGGTCTCCGAGCGGACCGAGGCGAGAGACGGACCTCACGGCCTCCCGCCGGAGCTCGACACGACGTATATCGGCGGCGTGAAGCAACAGCGACGGACCGGGACCGTCACCGTCCGTTGTGACTTCACGACGCTCGGGACCGGCTCTAACTACGCCGCAACCGCGCTCGGTCGGCTCCTCTCCGCTGGCTTCTCGACGACCATCCCCGGCGCCGAGAGCGACGCGGTGAGCGCCGCGGTGAGCGACAACCGCTATACGCCGACGACGCTCGCGAACTACAAGCTCGGCGGGCTCATCGGCCTCGAGATCAACGGTCGCGCGGAGTATGCCCACGTCACCTCGGAGAACGCGAGCGGGACGGGGAACATCGGATACTCTCCCGCGTTCTCCCGAGCACTGACCAACTCCGACACGGTCCGCCTCCTTCAGACTTGGTATACCGCAAAGGGCACCGCGAGCGGAGCGGTCGGGAGCTCCGTCGCCTTCCGCATCGACGGCGTCGGCGTTCGCTCCTATGCCTACGGGTGCAAGATGGAGAGCCTCGCGATTAGCGTCGATGGCGGCCGCTTGATGGGCGACTTCACCTTCCAGGCGGCGCACATCGAGGACGATCCCACCTATGTCGGCGGACCTTTTGAGCCGGAGACGACTAACGGAGCGACGCCCCACTTCCGGAGCTGCTACGTCGTCGTCTCCGACGCCGCCTCGACGTCGCGGACTGACATCAGCGGAGACAATGGGGATGAGCACGCTCGGGTCACCTTCGACGTCTCCGAGCTGAGCGCGACCATCACGAACACGCTCACGCCGGTCGGCCAGACGAGCTCGCTGATCGGGATGAGCGACATGGAGGTAAGCGACCAGACTGTCGAGATCAACCTCACGCTCGACAGCGCGAACACGACGATCAGCAACGACTTCCGCGACGCGGTCGTCCGCGACCTCCTCATCGGTACGGGACCGGTTGGTGATGGTCAGGGGATGGCTCTCAACATCCCCGGCGCTTACCTCACCGTCGACCCGCTCATCCGCCAGATCGACGGAGAGATTGTTCAGCAAAGTTTGGTCTACGCCGCGAGCCGCTTCGGTGGCGACGCTGGGACCGGCGACGCGGGAGGGACGCCCCTTCGGATCGGGCTTGGTCTCTAATGAGTTTCATCTTCGCGACCAGCGCAGAACATACCGTTGAGGTCGTCTCCACCGTGGATCCAGCGGTCGAGGCCTCCGAAGAGGCCAAGGTCGAGTATTTGACTACTCGCGATGAGTCCCTCCTCGGCGACACGAGCGGTGCGACCAGGTTTAAGCTCCGAGCGCTTTCTCCTCAGGCTCGCGAAGAGGCAGAGATTGAGGCGGGCGTCTACTCTCGCTCGGAGCTCGGGCGGCTCCTCCATATGGAGCAACCAACCGACCCGAAGGAGCGCGCTCGCTGGCAGCATCAGCTCCCGCCGGATGAGCGGGAGGCGCTCGGCGAATACCAGCGCTATCTCTCGCGATGTTACCGGGAGCTGCTCCGCGCCGGTCTGGTCGAGGTGGTCGGCCACGACGGAGACCCGCTCGAGCTCCTCGACCGAGTTAGACCAGACCATCATAGGATGGTCCTCAGCTCCGAGCTCGTCACCCATATTCAAGG